TTAAGGGTAAAGAACAAGGATTAAAAGTTTACTCTAAAAACTAAAAGGAGATGTTAAATATGATTTGGGAAAAACCAACATACGCAGATATAAGATACGGCTTTGAGGTAACGATGTACATAAACACCCGTTAACGCAACGCACTTAATTCTTTTTCTAAATACAGATGGAGGCTCTCCAGTTTTGGAGCTGCCTCCTTTAGTATCTTCTCTATGTAGGGAGTATCTTCTTTATCAAAAACCTTTCTTACTTCTTCAATAGGTAATTTTTTATATTCTGTCATTAGTATTCCTTTAGCATCTATAAAAACTTTAAAAGATATTATGTTTCCTTCGTTAGAACTCATGTAAATTTTACCTGTTCTAAATCACCTCGTAGTCCTGCTTTCATATAAGAAGTAGAGTGGCCTTCAAAAAAGTTCTGGTGTTCTACACCTAGTACATCGTCAAGCCATGTCAGTGGGTTATCATCTACTCCATAGTTAGGCTTCAGCCCTAGCTGTAGTAGTCTACGGTCAGCAATGTATCTAATGTATTGCTGCATCTCAGCCTTAGTAAGCCCTACAATGTCCCCCATTTCAAACACTAGATCTAAAAATCTATCTTCTAAATCTACCATGTCTCTACATGCTTGGTATATTACTGCTTTAAAATCATCAGTCCAGAGATGTATGTTCTCCTGTATAAATTCTCTAAACAATCTTGTCATTGCTTCAACATGCAGCGACTCATCACGTATAGAGTAAGTAATTATCTGACCCATCCCCTTCATCTTTCCGAATCGTGGAAAGTTTAAAAGTATTATAAAGCTACTAAATAATTGCAGCCCCTCAGTAAACGCACTGTACACAGCCAATGCTTTAGCAATACTTTCTTTATCCTTAACAGTAACCTTTATATTATTTATATACTCATGCTTGTCTGCCATAGCTTCGTACTCAGCAAAAGCTTTGTACTCTGACTCAGGCATACCTACTGTATCTAACAGTAAACTGTATGCATGTTGGTGTATGCTTTCCATGTTTGCAAATGACCCCATCATCATACGAGCTTCTGGTTTCTTAAAGATACGCATATACTTATCTATATAACCTGACCCAACATCAACGTCTGACTGTGTAAACAATCTAAATATTTGCGTCAGTAATGTACGTTCGTTGGTATCTAAGTCTTGCCAATCTTTAACATCGTTATGCAGTGGTACATCTTCTGGGAACCAATGCATTTGATTCTGCTGTGAGTAGTAATCAAACATCCAAGGATGGTCAAAAGGTTTGTAGTATTCTCTAGTATTAAGTAAGCTCATTTTAGTTATCCCTCACACGCCAGACACTCTACGTTCTCAAGGTCTATGCGTGGTATTTTTATGTTAACATTTTCTGCGTTTCTTGCAGCGTCTGAACGTAGGTAGTATAGTGATTTTAAATTTCTAGCACCTGCCCAGTGTACATCATTGACATACTGTAAGAACTGGTTATGTATCTCAGCAGGTTCAGTTGCTTTAGGTGGAGCAAAGAATAAGTTAACGCTTTGACTTTGACAGATGTACTTCTGTCTGTGGTGAGCGTGTTCTATTATCCATATTTGATTTATTTCTGGAGCAGTCTTGAATGTTTCTTTCTCTTCCTCCGTTAAGAAATCTAAGTGCTGTACTGACCCCTCATATGCAGCAATATCTTTCCATACTTTATCTGTATTTTTCTTTTTACTTTCTAAAAGCCTCTCAAGATATTTATTTTGTACACGATAAGAACCTGTTAAAGTTTTGTGAGTATATACATTAGCCCTTGTAGGCTCAATGCTAGGACTTGTGCCATTACATATAATGGAACTAGAAGCGTTAGGAGCGACAGCCAGCAGATTAGCATTGCGGAGTCCACTACCAACCATATCAGGTGCTTCACCCCTTGTTTCAGCAAGCTGTTTACTCGCTGAAAGAGCTTTAGATTTGATGTGGCTAAACGCTCGGTTGTTAAACGAACTTGCAAGCATACCTTCAAACGGTATGTTTTTACTTTGGAGATAGCTGTGAAAGCCCATCGCTCCCAAGCCGATACTTCTTTCTCTATACGCTGAGTAAGCTGCCTTTTTATACCCATCTTTTCCTTCCTTAATATAATTTTTAAACCTATCAAAGCTTGCTCTATACGTGCCAAAGTCATCTGTGTTTGCTGCGCTTTCAATGAAGTGTTCTAAAACATTATCAAGCATAGTAACTAAGTCACTAATAAACAAGTCATCTTTAGACCACTCGTCAAACTTTTCAAGGTTGACACTTGATAAACAGCAGACCGCAGTACGTTCTTCGTCTGTAGGTAGGGTAATCTCAGAGCAAAGATTACTTTGTCTTATTGATAAGCCTAAATCTTTTTGTTCTTTAGGCAGTGCATCGTTGCAGTTATCTAAGTTAACAATGTAAGGCTCACCTGTCTCTGCTCTAGTGTGGATTATCTGCCACCATAGATCTCTTGCACTTACATTTTTAACAGCGTCTTTAGTTTTAGGATCTATGAGTCTCCAATCTTGGTCATCTCTAACCGCATCTAAGAAAGCATTAGTTATATTAACTGCGTTGTGTAAGTTAAGGCACTTGCGGTTTAAATCACCACCAGTACTTTTCCGCATGGCTATAAACTCTTCTATCTCAGGGTGCGTGATGTCCATGTAAGCAGCGTAACTTCCTCTACGTGTAACGCCTTGGTTAAAGGCAAGCATCTGAGAGTCTACGACATGCATGAAAGGGATAGACCCAGTAGACTTACTGCCGTTAGAAGTGTTAGTACCATTACTCCTAACAGCACCCCAATATCCACCGACACCTCCACCTGCGCTCGCCAACCATATGTTCTCATCGTAGTGATCAGATAACCCGCTACGGGAATCAGGCACAAAATTAAGAAAACAGCTAATGGGAAGACCGCGAGAGGTTCCCCCGTTGCTAAGTATGGGAGTGCTAAACATAAACCAGCAAGCACTAGCGTAATTATAAAGTCGTTGTGCAAAAGCATAGTCAGTATGTTCTTTATAAGTTGCACCAAATACTGCAGCCCTTGCGAAAGCTTGTTGAGCATGTGTTTCATTCTCCCAAAAATATCTGTCTTGTAATGTATCTATAGAAAATTGACTTAGTTCCTTTTCCTTATCTAAATCTATTTGTATCCCTAGATACTCTTGTGTAGTCAAGCTCATTATTGTTTTCCCTTTTTTCTTTACGGTATTTTTTTTGTTTTTGTTTATGTTTTGTTTTTTTAGTTTTATTAAATCTAGCGGTGCGTTCCGCTTTCCTTTCTGTAGTCACTAGGAGTCTCCATAATAGCTAGGTTAGGATTGGTTAAAATAAATTGTTTAGCTTTGTTATCATACCACTCTGCTTTGTCTAAGTCCTCTATAGTTTTGCCCTTATACCTACAACGCCAACGGTATTTAAAACCGTTACCTCTAAGATAACCTAAGTATTCTTCGGGGGTAAGCATAGCTTCGATAGCTTCAATGCATTCAACCTTGCCATTGTTATAATGCTTAGGATGATTAACAACATCTTCTTTAGATTGCATCTGGTATTTCCTCATTGTCTATTACTTCTAAGCGTTTACTAAGCTCGTCTGTTTCTTTGCATGTAAGGTCTACCCATTCATCAGGTAGTGTATCTTCAGAGAACCACCTAAACTTATTAACATCTGCCCACTCAGCGTGTGTTCTTTTTGTACCATCCTTTCTTCTCTTTGAATTAGGCATAGGTGCTGCTGGATTAGCAAATAGAAATACAAGTTCTGTATTAGGTGGTAGGTTTTTGCGTACCCATAGGTACTTAGAATACTCTGCGTGATCCCAGAATCTTCCTTTGGACTCTAATAAAATTATCTTATTATCTAAAGTTCTTTGGAAGTCAGGCTCATAAGTATGAGGTACTATGTACTTTACTTTTTCAGGGTGGTGACTCCACTCTTTTAATAATGTATCGTGTAAAATAAATTCCCAGATACTATCATATGACCCTATCTTCTCATGTCTAAGTCGTTTAACTCTTGGCTTTCGTTTCAATGCACTTCTCTATCATAATTATCTATTCCTTTTTGTACTACTTCTTTTAATATTAAGAGTTCTTCGTAATCTAAAGCCGAACCTCTTAGCTGTAAGAAACAACCTATTGTAATTACAATGTCTTCGATGGGCTGTTCAAGTTCAATTTCTTCAAGATCCATTCTAAGTCTCCAATAGTAATATCGTTAAGTTCCTTACCTGCCTTGACAAGTTTTTTAATTCCTTGCTTAGCCCATCTGTAGGTATAAAAAGATTGATAACAAGTTCTACTAGATAGAATGTATTCTTCAGCAGGAAGAAATTCTTTATAGTTTTCTTTAGTTACCTTAGCTGCCTCTTCCTCACTAAGAATACTTTGTATCCACCCTACTAGCAGAGTATCTACTTTAGTATTAATCCTACGTAGTACTTTTTTATTCATAAAAGATCTCCTCTACTTTAGGAGTAGACTTAACTTGTGTTAGATACTCAGTACCTTTAGCATACTTAAACATACGTAGCCCTTGTCCATCGTTAGTATCTTTATGACATTCAATTTTGTGGGGGCAGTAGAAGCACCCTTTAGAAAGCTTCATGTTTCCTTTAGTGCCAGCAGCTACAGGAGTATAACACTTATCAGGTATGTTGTCAAACTTAAATACATCCAGTAACTTATCTATCAATACTTTTACATTAGGCTTATCAAACTCTTCTGGTTGGTATAAGGCAAGCTCACCTGACTCTTTGTTTATAGCTAGGAAGCCTCCGTTACTAGTGCCTTCTGCAGATTCATAACCTGCAAGCTGACTCATGTATCCAAACGGATCATCCTCCCCTAGTGTACCGTGTTGGAATTTTCTAAACGCAAAGGAAGATGCTGTTTTAATATCTATGACCTCGCCATCAATTTTACAGTCCATGTGTCCTTTAATATTATTAACAGACACCTCCTTTTGCTGATCGGTAACGGCATGACCTGCTAGTTTAACAAAGAAGATAAGTACTTCTTCTAACAGATGACCGTATAAAAATTTAATTAGTGTTGCTGGGTCTGGAGTTACATCTTTACTGTACTTGTTTGTATAGTATAGCTGCCTTGCAGGTTTACCAATGTTAGACATTCTTAAAGTAAACTCTCTACCCGTCCGAGGGGTTGCCCAATCTAGGACAACCTCCCCAATACCTTTAGTTAAAGATTGTAAAAGTTCTTCGGGTATTTCTTTTTTACCTACATGGAGATCAGATATTGTCTCATACATATCATCAACTAATGTTGATAAGTTTTTCTGCGTAGAGTTTTTCATAGTAGTCCCCGACCTTTTTAATTTGTTTAGGTGTTGCTTGATTCTTAATAGAATTAGCCATCATAGATACTACGATAATATTATCTGGTTCGTAGCCTCTGCGGTTATCTATTCTATCTAAGCTTGGAGAGTTATACCAACGGTCACCACCTACTTCAAAAGGCATGTTTAGTATTGGACACTCATTAGGTATTTTAATATCTTCATAGGTTAAGTCAAAGAATATATTCCTACGTCTTGCTCTCCTCTTAGCAAGTCTAAGCATTGTTAATTTATAATCTCTACTTTGAGGGTTAGACTCAATAAGATCAT